GCTTAGGTTTTTGCTCTGAAATAGTACAAAATTTAGAATTGAAAGCAGTTGCTTTTATAGATAAAGAAATAATTAATACTAATATAAATAATAAAAAAATGAATTTAAAAGAAAAGATAGTAGCATCTATCGTTAAAGCATTTGAAACTGAGGAAGAAGTAAAAGCTATGATGGTTGCAACTGATAATGGAGAATTAACTTTTGCATCAGAAGGCGAATTGCCAGAAGTTGGAGAAGAAGTAATGTTAGGAGAAGAAATTGCTCCAGATGGCAACTACACAACCGAAGCTGGTTTTGTGATAGTTGTTGCGGAAGGAGTTGTAACTGAAATAACAGAACCAGAAGTTGTAGATGTTGAAGCAATGAAAACAGAAATTGAAAGTTTAAAAGCTCAATTAGAAGAAGCAACTGCTAAAGCAACTGAAATTGAAGAAAAAGCTATGGAAACAGTGCAAGAAGAAATTTTAGCATTTAAAAAAGAAATTCAATCTAAGTACGAGCCAAAAGCTAAGAAAGAAGAATTTAACAAATCAGCTAAAGAATTATCTATTAGAGAAAAAGCTTTAGCAAGAAAAGAAGAATTAAAAAAATAATAATAATTTAAAAAGATTAAAAAATGGCAATAATTACACCAGCTCAATTAACTTTCAATGGAGAAGAAGTTAAAGAGTTATCTCAAGTAATATTTGAGAAAGAATTTAAAAACCCAGAATTAAGCTTATTCCATACAATTAAAGAAGGAATTAAAGCTAAAGAACAAATTGCATTTATGAGCCAATTAGGTGGCTTATTAGGCGCTGGTACTGGAGGATGCGACCCTACAAGTGCAACAAACGCTATCACTTCATCAGAGAAGTTTTGGGAACCAGCAGCAATGTCTGATAGACTTGAGGCTTGTTATACTGATTTAAAAGATTCGTTTGTAAACTACTCTTTAGGTAATGGAGTACAAGAAGCAGACTTAACTAATGTTGACTTCTTCAATTATGTTGCTGATGTTTTATTACGTTATAAAGTTTCAGAAGCTGCTTTGAGAACTGCTTGGTTCAGCGATACTGCTGCTGCTGATGTTGATGCTTCACCAGCTGGAGTTTTAACTTCTGGAACAAACGTTGCATACTTCAATAAAATTGATGGTTTATGGAAACAAATATTCACTATTGTTGCTGCTGACGCTGATAGAAAAACTACTGATTTAACTTCTAAAAACGGTCAAGCATCTAAATCTTTACAAGCGTTTAACTCAACAGATACAACTAATAAAGTTGTTATGAATGCTTTACAAAATACTTTATATGATGCTGATACTCGTTTAAGAGAAAGAGCAGACTTAGTTTATATTGTAACTTTAAGCGTTGCTGACCAATACAGAAGAGAATTAAAAGCTTCTAACGTTGCATTTACAACTGAAAGATACGAGAATGGAATTGAAATTCTTAAATCTGATGGAATCGAAGTAATTTCATTCTCTTTATGGGATAGAATTATCAAAGCTTACTATGATGATGGTACTACTTACTTCTTACCTCATAGAGTTGTTTTAACAACTAAAGAAAACTTAGCTGTTGGATTTGATTCTGTTAACTCTTTAGCTGATTTTGATGTTCACTACGATAGAACTACTAAGAAAAATTACATTGACTTCCAAGTAAATATGGATGCTAAAGTAATTGAAGACTACATGGTTCAAGTAGCTTACTAAGATAAATAAATTTATAAGGTTGCTGATTAATTTCAGCAACCTTTAACTAATAAAAACAAATATAATATGCCTACAATATGTGGAACTATTACAAGTAATTTAAGTGTTAACTGTACCAATCCTTTACAAGCTGGTGCAGAAGATACTTTATACTTGATTAATAGAGAAGATTGGTTAGATGCTGCAATTACTTACAATGTAACTAATACAGAAGTAATTGAAAATATTGTTTTAGCTTCTGGTATAGTAGCTTATACTTACCAAGGAAAAAACAATTCAGTAGTACCAAAATACGAATTAGTTAAACAAACTTATGCAGAGGTTTACAATCACGAAATTAACTTTAAAGTTTTTGATGTTTCTCCATCTGCTAAAGAGCAATTAGAATTATTAGTAAAAGGTCAAATGGTTGCAATAGTTCAAAATAAATACAAAGGAACTGATGGTAATGCAGCGTTTGAAGTATATGGTGCTGATGCTGGTTTAGTTTGTACTCAAAATATTAGAGAGGTTGCTTCAACTGATACTGGTGGAGCTTTTGATTTAATATTAAAGTCTGACGAAACAGCTATGGAACCTCATATGCCTAAATCTGTATTTATTACTGATTACGCAACAACTAAAGCAATAGTTGAAGGACTACCAGCTTAATTTATAAATAATTTAAAAGCATAGCATATTAAGTATGTTATGCTTTTATTTTATATATTTGTAAAAATGAAATTGGAAGAACAAATAAAAAAAGTATTAAGTTATAAGCCAACTATGAATGATTGGCGAAATAAGTTTGATTCTACTGAATACAAAGAAACAAGTAAATTGCATTCTTTTTTATTTGGTAGTGCTTTGAATAGAACTAAAAATTGTGGATGTGTACCAGATTTTCTTAATGTTCTTAGTAGCTTAAAAAAAGAAAAAATAAATAAAATCAAAGAAAAAATGGAAAGTAAATTTAGATTAAAAAAAGGTATCGGATTAATTCAATTACATAGATTGGATATCATGATTTCAGAAGCTAATTTAACAGATGCTAAAGCTATTACTTTACTTAAAAAATATCCGGGACATATTGCTTCATTTGAAGTTTATCCAGAAAATTGGAAAGAGCTTTTAGAAGATAAACCAAGAAACAAAGGTATTAAAAAAGTAACTAAAAAAGCTAAAGTAAATGAAAGCAACTCTAACAACAGAAAAGAGATTAACGGAGAAGGATAATCGTTCTGAAGGTATTGTAAATTATGATACTGATAACGCTTACCCTCAAAGAGTTGAAGACATAATAAATTCTTCTGCTGTTGGTACTTTGTGCCATAATTTAGCTTTAAAATTTACTGTTGGTTCAAACTTTGCAGATAAAGAATTTAATAATGTTAAACTTAATGCTAAAGGGTTAACAACTAAAAAGCTTTTAAGAAAGGTAGCAAGTGATTTATTGAAATATAACGGATTTGCTGTTCATATAAATTACAATGCTTTATATCAAAAAGTAAGTTATAATTATATTCCTTTTGAGTATTGCAGACTTACTTCTTTAGATTCAGACCATCCAGACAAATTAGCTTTATATGATGACTGGCAAAAGGTAAATGGTAGAATTAAAAAAGAAGAAATAGATTATATTGATTTCTTTAATGATTCTCCAAATGTAATTGAAAAGCAAGTACAAGAAGCTGGAGGCTGGGAAAATTATAACGGTCAAGTTTACTACTATTCAGCAAATGGTAAAAGTTATCCATTAAGCCCAGTTGATTCTGTTTTAGAAGATATGCAAACAGATTCTAAAACTAAGCTTTTTAAATATCGTAATGTTTCAACTAACTTTATGGCTTCACACTTCTTAGAAGTTGATGAATTTGAGAGTGAAGATGACAGAGCAGAATTTGAAGAAGTTTTAACAGAATTTCAAGGAGCAGATGATGCTTTAAAAATAATGTTATTAGAAAAGAAAGCTGGTCAAGAAGCGTCATTTAACTTGCAGAAAGTAGATATTCAAGGAGTTGATAGATTGTATGAATATACTGAAAATAGTGTACGTGATGCAATCATAAGAAACTATTTAATACCACCAGTTTTATTATTGCAAACTTCTGGTAAATTAGGTTCAGCTAAAGAGATTCAAGATGCTACAAATTATTATAATGGAATTGTAAATTACAATCAAGATTTATTAGAGGAAATATTTGCAGAACTATTTAGAAATAATATAAGAGTAGAAAAAGCAGAATTTAATATATTACCATTAAAGGCTAAAGTTGATGAATTAGAAGTTACTAATTTAATTTCTAACACTAACTTATCAGAAGAACAAAAAATAAATATACTAACAATGCTTTATGGATTTGATAGAAACGAAGCAATAGAATTAGCTGTACAATGACAAAATTAATAACTTTAGCAGATATACAAACATTAAAGCCAATTAGTGCAAATGTTAATGAAGTAAAACAACTAAATACATATATATTAGAAGCTCAAGAATTTGATTTAAGACCATTCTTGGGTGATGAATTTTATTTAGCTTTAGTAGCAGATTTTGAAGCTTCTCCAAGTCTTTCAACTTATGGCGACTTGTTTAACGGAGTTGATTATGTTTATAATTCTGATACTTATAGAAATGATGGTATAAAGCCAATGTTGATATATTACGCTTATGCAAGGTATTTAAACAATGCACAAGCTATTATAACACCTAACGGAGTAGTTTCAAAGAACTTTAACGATAGTACTCCAACAAGTGATAAGAATGTAGCTAAGTTAGTTAATCAAGCTTTTAGTGGTGGTAAGATTTATGAAAATAGAGTTTTAGATTACTTAGTAAGAAACTCAGAAGATTATCCTTTATATAAATGTGTTAACTCAACTAAAAGAACTGGTGGGTTAAGAATAAGCTCAATAAGAAAATGACACAAAAAGAACAGTTCCAAAAAAAGATTTTTGCTAATTATACAGCCAACGAAAGTGATGCTATTTTGTATGTTGATACAACTTTTCAGCCTATAACAATTTTTATTGATACACCAATAAGGAATGATAAGTTAATTATTGAAGATTTGGGTAAAGCAGCAACCAATAATATAACTATACGTTCTAAAAAATTAATAAACGGTTCTAACAGCTATGTAATTTCAACTAATTATGATGTTTCAGAATTAAATTATAATTCAGAAACTGAGGAATACACCTTAACAGATTTGGGAACTTCTTCAGATGAATTAATTAATAGGGTTGTAGTTAATCAAGAGAATTTTTTAACAACCATTTGTGGCACAATAGACAGCACAAAGGAATATTTTTTAGATGGAATTATAGATATAGGAAACAATCCGATAACAGTTCCAACAACTGGTTTAACAATAAGAGGTTATTCTTTTGATTTAAGTGGATTAATAAGTAGCGAAGATAGTTTTACTATGTTTGTTTCTGAAAGTATAGGAATTGGTTCTGGAAATGTTTTAGGTTCTGATTATTACATTTCTGTAACTGGAGCAGGTAGCAAAGTTTATGAACTTTATGATGCTACTGGTTTTAATGCTTTTGAATTTACAAGAGTAAACTACATAGATTGTACGTCTTTAGGTGATATTTATGAATATAGACAAGGCTTAGAATTGGGTACTGGGCGTTTTGGTGGTTCGCCTTCTTTAACTTTACACGGTCTTTGGCGTGGTGGTTATCGTATTACAACTTCAATAGTTAGAAGCTTAGCTGGTACGATGACAGCACCATTATTTAAGGAAGGAACTGCTTTTCAGATGAATAGTAGATTCTTAACAGATATAAATTGTGATTTACCAACTTTAGCACCTTTTACAGATTTCCAAACTGCTAACTTTCCAAATCCAAGTACAATACAATTTAAAGGTATTATAATGAGCCGAGATGGTGCTTTTAATGTTAATGATAGTAATATAACACCAAACTTATCAGCAAGTGATTTGTCTTGCGACTGGGATAATAATATTGGTATAGATAACACTTTTGTAGGTGGAGGATTAAATAATACGTCAGAGATTCAAACAAATATAGTAACACAAGGTGTCGCAGTAGATTTAAACGGAACTTTTGCTTCAAGAAATTTACAACATTTTGACAGCCCAGCTAACGGAAGGCTAAGACACTTAGGAATTAACCCTACTGATTTTTTGGTATCTTGGGACTTCTTAATAGATGGTAAAGATAATGACAACTACGAATTATTCTTAATAAAGATAGATTCTTTTGCAAATGTTACTGTTGAATATACTCAAGTAAGAACCGTTAACAACTTTCAAGGTGGTAGAGATGTTGGTATATGGTCGGGAACAACCCCTATTACACTTAATCAAAATGATGTTGTGTTTTGGCAAATTGCAAATTTATTAGATACTGATGATTGCACATTGGAGTTAGATTCAACTTGGTCAATTATAGAAAGGTAGTTTTAATAAATATTAAAAATCAGATAAAATATAAAATATTAATTTTAATATTATGAAAAATTGGATTGAAACATTAGAGCAGCATTTAATTAAATGGTTATTAGGAATTTTTACAACTTCAATAGGTATTGCTGTTGTATTCTATTTTGATGCTTCTCATACAATGGCACAAAATACAAGAGATATAAGAGAAGT